CGCTAACCAATGGCATGACCCAGCAGGCCATTGGCGGGGCGATCTCGTACATGCGGCGCTACAGCCTCCAGTCCGCGCTGGGGCTGGCCGCCGATGACAATGACGCCGAGGATGACCGTCAGGAGCGTCAGGTCAGCGCACGTCCAGCGCAGCCACGGGAAGCCTCTAGGACGGCTTCCAAGCCTGCCCCTACCCAGACTACCCCCCAAGCCGAGGAACGCCCCACAGCGGCTGCTAGCGCCTCTAATGGTGGTTTCGGTGACGGTGACACGGAAACAGTGGGCATGGTGTCCTACGTCAAGGCCGACGAGGGGACCAGCAAAGCCGGGAAGCCCTACACCAAGTGGCGCGTCGGGGTCAAGCCAACCGATGGGGGCGAGGTCGTGTACGTCACGACGTTCGACCGCATCGCCGGAAGCCTGTTCGTGGACGCCAAGGAACGCCAGCAGCAAGTCCGCATCGTGACCCGCAAGGGCCAATACGGGCAGGATCTGATGAACGTCGAACTGGTCAGCGCAGGGGAGGGCAACGATGACATCCCTTTCTGAATGTCTGGCGCGAATTAGAGAAGGGGCGCGCACCGTTCCGCTGGAGAAGGCGACGCTGGCCGCGCAGGTAGCCATTCAGGCGCTTGGGATCGACCCCAAGCGCGCTGGGGCTGCAACCCGCGAGCCTGACGCGGTCCTGGCGCGCTACGTCATTGCAGGTGTGCTTTACAGATTCTGCCGGGTTTCGTATGCCCAACTTGGCAGGAAACTGCGCTGCGGCAAGGCCACTGCGCAGGCACGGATCGCGGCATTTGAGCGGCTGAAGGAGCGCGACACCGTGCTGAAGGCAGCCAAGGTCGCGCTAGGTAAACTTCCACAGTAAGGCCATATCCCGGCCCGGTAGCGGGGACTCTCCAACTTTCACGCTATCGGGCCGGGTATACTGCCTGTGCCACGCCGTTATCAGCGGCTGGCGACATGGGCGCGGACTAGGACAACGCGCCAATGCCATTCTAACCGTCCGTAGGGATGTTGCCATGACAACGAAAATGCGTTGGTTCAAGTTCTTTGCCGGGGACTGGTCATCGGATACACAGGGCATGTCTCCGGTCGCCAAGGGTGTGTACATCGACATGCTCTGCATGCAGTGGAACGGTCGCAGGCTTCCCGCAAGCGTGGAAGAACTGGCGATGATCTTCCCAGACGTCAACGCCAAGGTGTACCGGGAACTGCTTCAGCACTTTCAGGAGATCGACGGCTGGCTGGTCAATGAGCGGCTGGAGGAAGAACGGGCCGATGCCAAGTCGAGGTCCGAGAACGGCAAGGTGGCCGCGAAGAAGAAGTGGCAGAGCCAATCCGCATGCGGCGGCAATGCCAAGTCGGATGCGCCCGCATTGCCAAACGGGATGGATCCGCAGAGGCAGTCGCATTGCTATACAGATACAGATACAGAACCAGATACAGAGACAGAGACAGAAGAAGAATCATGCTCCGCGCATCGCGCTGCGAGCGCGAAGCCGTCCGATTTGATCTGGTGGGATCCTTCCGATGGCTGGACAGGCATCACGGACAAGGACCATGCGGACTGGGCGGTGGCCTACCCGGCGGTCAACCAGGCGCAGGAACTGGCGAAGGCGGAGCAGTGGCTGAAGGGGAACCCGGAGAAGGCGCGGAAGAAGCGGTGGCGCGCCTTCATCACGCGGTGGTTCGGCAAGGCGCAGGAGCGCGGCGGCGGCATGGCAAGCGCGCCGCGCAGGCCGCAGCGCGACGAGTCGCACATACCCGACGATGTCCACCCCGATGACCGCAGGCTGTTCTTCTCGCCGGAAGGCAAGCCACGCGAGCCAGCGATCTGGCGCAGGAAGAACGGGGAGTGGTGCGTATGAGCGGCGTGCTGCTACAGGCGCAGGTGATCGGCGTGCTGCGCAAGCGACCGCTGACGGCCAACGAGGTCGCACAGGAACTGTCCCTCAACGGACGGCAGGCCGCGAACGCCATCACACGGCTGGCTATGGCCGGGATCGTCCGCAGCGTCGGCGAACGCATGGATGGAAAATCTCGCAAAGTCGCCGTGTGGGGGCTAGTCGACTTCGTATACGAAGGGTATACTGACGGGCGCAGTGGGCCTACGGACGGGTTCACGCTGCCAGAGTTCCGCTGGAGGACAGGACAATGAGCGAACGCCAGGAGAGCGTCACGGACAGCATCGCGCTGGCCGAACAGTTGTGGACCCACTTCGCGTGGACACCTGCGCTGCGCGAGGTCTGGATTGAGCGGCTGAAGGGGCTGAAGCAGTCGGTGGTGCGGCAGGCGCTGAAGGAAGTGCGCGCCATGTACACCAGCCGTGAGCCGGAACTGAAGTGGGTGCTGGCGCGCTGCGGCGAACTGACCGCGCAGCAGTACCCGGAGCCGAACCAGTCGCGGCAGAACGCAACCTCAACATGGCATGTGTCGTGGAAGCGGACGAGCAAGCATGGCGTCAAGGACGCCTGGTACGGCTGCCGCGTGCAGTCCCGCGAAGAGGCCGAGGCGCTTGCGCGAAAGGTCGGCGGAAACTGCACATCCATCGACCCGCAGGACGATCCCTATTCCGAGATCGAAACACGCGAGGAGGTCGCGCATGCACGCCGTGTGCTGGCGGACCTGCCCCGCGAGCGTGTGGCAAGCATGGTGGATCGGCTTCGGTCCATCGGGTTTGTCACGAACAAGTTGCCGCCCCAATTCCGGGAGTGGCCCCGCATGGCCGTGCTGACGGTCTATGCGGAGTACCTGAATCAGCAGGAGAGAACCAATGCGAACGCTTGAGCAGTTGACTGATGCGTATGTGGCGCTGGACAGCCGTGAACTGTCCAGCCGGGACGGGTTGCTGGACATCCGCAGTGCGCTGTCGGAACTGGCGACGAAGGTGCGCGAGTTCCGCGCAGAGGTCGAGGCCGCGCTGGTCGAGAACATCGACCTGCATGGGGACATCGACATGGGGAATGGAAAAAGGCTCTATGTGGCAGTTGACAAGACCTACAAGTGCGTCAACAACGCCGCGACGCTGGGCGCGATTCTTGAGGCGACGGGCGGCGACGAGGCGCTGATGGCTGAACACTTGGCGAGTGGGGCATGGAAGCCTGGTGCGTGCCGGACCACGCTAGGCCCTCGCTTTGACACGCTGTTTGAGACAAGCGAGGCCAAGGACGTCAAGACTGGCAGCGCTAAGAGGATCGTCAAGGCGTTCGATCCGCAGTTTGGAGGTGGCGCGTGAGCGGTTCCACTACTACCAGCATCGCCCAACTCAAGCGCGCCAACTGGGACACGCTTCAGGTCGATGTCGCATCGCGCATCCGACTTCTGCGATCCACAGTCATGCGCCTGGAAGACAGCGCGGCATCCGATGCCATCGCACGCGACCTGATCCTGCCAAACTTGGCGCTGCTTGCGGAGTTCTGCGAGAACGTCAGCATGGACAAGGAGGCGATGCAATGAGCGACGAGCCGAGGCCGCGCCGCACGCGGAACCAGGACACGCGCTGGGACACGCAGGATGATGCGTGGGATGCCATCCAGCCGCGCCAAGGCACGATCTGCGCCGAGGTGCTGGACATCATCAAGGCTGGGCCGAGCACTTGCGACGAGATCGAACAGGTACTGCGCGGGGCGCACCAGACCGTCAGCCCTGCCGTCAACGCACTGATGCGCGACGGCCTGATACGCGCCATCGGCAAGCGACCGACGCGCAGTGGACGGCAGGCGAACGTGTGGCAAGCCGTGCTGCCGCAGGAGCGCCAGCCGCAGCCGACCGCACAGACGGAGCCGCAGGACGGCAGCCTGTTTGCGGAGCCTGCGCCGCAGAAGGGGTACAGGTACTGACATGACTGACGAACTTGGAATGCTGGTGCTGACGATGCGCCCCAAGGAACGGGTGGTGCTGCGCGACAAGGCAGGCAAACTGCTGGCATCGCTGACCGTCGTGCGCACCGTCAACGGGCGCATGCGGCTGGGTGTGGCTGCGCCGCAGGAAGTCGTGATCGGCAGGGAGAACCGCGCCACCGACCTGCGCGCAGTCGTGTCAGAAGAACGTGCAAGGAATCCTTACAAGAAGGGGACGCCGTGACCCTTCCCGAAGAGGAGGCCCGAGCAATCGACGCCACGCGCCAGTTCATGTTTGAGTTGCTGGACCCAAGGCTGACACCGAGGGTTCCGGCAGCGATCCGGCAACGGGCGCGGCGGCTGCTGAAGCACTACCCGATCCTGCCCAACCTGGGCTGGGCCGACCGAATCCATCGCAAGCGAAAGGACGCACCATGAAGGAAATCGCAGGACTGTTGCAGGTCAAGGGATTCGCCGTCGCCAAGACGCCAAGCGGCTACATCGCCGTGGATCGCTACGGCACGATGTGGTTCAACTTCGACACGCACAGCATCATGTACGGGTGGGAGGAACCGGATGGGCGGCTGGTGTATCAGGTCGCGCCACGCGAGGGCTTCGGGCCTTACGACCTTGCCAAGATCATGCAAATGAACGCGCCTGCGACTTGACAGGCACGGGTAGCGCACGGGTAGAGTCCCGGCGTGCATGATCCGCTGACCAGACCTTGCACCGTCGCCGCGCTCCAGCGCGCCACGATCCGCGCAGCCGCGATGGGCAAGCCAACCGATGCAGAGCGCATGGCCGCGCTTCGGTGCGCACGGAGGCGCACCGAGGCATTGCGGCGCCTTGAGAGAGACTGCGGCAAGCGCGCAGGCATAGGCTGAACCATGACCCAGGCCGAACTGCACACGATCCTGGCGCGGCGCGTGCAGCAACTGGAGGATGAGCGCGACCGCTGGCAGTCGCAGGCGCTTGACGCGCAGCGTCTTGCGCGCATCCGCGCCATCACGGTGTCATGGATGGCAGGAGAGGCGACCGACGCGCACCTGCGCCATCTCGCGCTTGACGAGGAAACGCTGGAGATCGTTGCCCAGCGATGCACCGACGAGACATTCCGTGAACTTCGGGACAGGGGAATGCCGATTACGGTCAGCGACGAATGACCCCGCACAAGTTGCCACGCATCGTGTTCGACGTCGTAGGCACGCCTGCACCGGGCGGCAGCAAGTCCGCATTCCGGCACAGGTCCACAGGACGCATCGTGGTCGTGGACGCAGGAGGCAAGCGGACGAAGGACTGGCGCGCAGCCGTCGCAGCCGCAGGGCGCGCCGCGATGGAAGGGCAGGAGCCGCTGAACCCGCCGCTGGCGCTCACGATCCTGTTCCGCGTCCCGCGCCCAGCCAGCCACCTGAACAGGCAAGGGCAGTTGCGCCGGAGCAGTCCAGTGTTCCCCGTGTCGCGGCCTGACCTGACCAAGTACCTGCGCAGCACCGAAGACGCGCTGACGGGCATCGCGTGGGCAGATGACGCGACCATTGTGGAGCAGTGGGTGGCGAAGATGTACGCGCATCCGAGCGAAGCGCCAGGGGCGCGCATCACGGTTCGTGAACTGCGCGTAAGCAAGGCGGACAGCCTTGAATGGGAAGACGAATGATGACGCGCACGGGCAAGCCTCGCATCTGGCGGCACAAGGCGGTCGCGCCGACCATCACGCGAGTATGGGCTGACCTTCCCACCAAGGACGATTGCCTGTGGGTGCTGCTGCGCGGCGATGCGCACCACGACAACCCGCACAGCGATCACGACTTGCAGCGCAAGCACTTGGACGAGGCGCTGGAGCGTGACGCGGTCATACTCGACGTCGGCGACCTGTTCTGCGCTATGGCGGGGAAGGCGGATCCCCGCATGGTCAAGCATGGCGTCACGCGCCCCGAACATGCGATGGCCAACGATTATTTTGATTCGCTGGTGCGGCACAACGCCGATTTCCTGCTGCCATACGCCAGCAACCTGGTGGTAATCGGCGAGGGCAATCATGAAACAGCGGTGCGCAAGCGTCAGGAAACGTGCCTCACGACGCGGCTGGTGGAGCGCATCAACACCAAGGCCGGAACCAGCGTGGTGGCAGGCGGGTACGGCGGCTGGCTCCACTTCACGCTGAACACGCACGGGCGGGTCTGCACGGTGGCGCTCAAGTACTTCCACGGCAGCGGTGGTGGCGGCCTCATGTCATTCGACACGCTGCGCGTGCGCCGACAGGCATCGTTCATCCCTGGCGCTGACGTCGTGGTATGCGGCCATGTGCATGAGCGATGGTCGCTGGAGATCGCACAGGAGGTGCTGCACACCAATGGCAACTTCCGCATTGAGCGCAAGATCCAGCATCACGTGAGGGTGGGGACGTACAAGGACGAGTACGGGGAGGGCAAGGGCGGCTGGCACATCGAGCGCGGAGGGCCGCCAAAGCCGGACGGCGGCTACTGGATGCGCTTGAGCGTGGATCGGCACAGGCGGAATAGGGTTGAGTCATCCCGCCCCCGCATCGAACTCATCCCAGCCTGACGGAGTGCCAACAGACATGACCCAAACCACCGAATCCGAACTGGCCTCCATCATGCTTGCCATCGGGCGGCTGGAGGGCAAGGTGGACTCGCTGCTGTCCCGGCAGGACGAACTGACCACCAGCATCCAGCGGCTGGAGTCTCGGGTACATGACCTTGAGGGCTACAAGCACCGGATGCTGGGCGCGGCTGCGGTGGTCGGCGGCGTCGTGGCTGTCCTGACCCGATTCGTGAAGTTTGGGGTGTAGCGTGCATCCTGTACGCTGCGTGTACCTTGCCGCTACCCTTTTTGCGGCTGGGTGCAGTCCGGCAGCCCGGATAGCCGATGCAAGCGGCGTGATCCGCTCCAACGCAGAAAGCAGCCTGGACAGGTTCGCCCGTGTGGAAACGTATGGGGCTGCGGCTGGCGACCGACGAATCGTCACAGAGGCCAAGCGCGGCGCGTCCGAGCAGCGCGCAATCATCGGGGCCACCGAGACAATCGTCAGCAACCTGCCTGGAGTCCGCGACGTGACCCCGTGGTGGGCGCAGATGCTGACCTACGGCGCAGTGGCGCTCGCCATCGTCGGCATCGTCGCGCTGCTGTGGATGACGGGGCTTGGACAATTCCTGCGCACCTTGCTTGCAAGTGTGGCGGGTTTTATCCCGCGCAGGCAGCGGCAGGACGCCGACCTTGCCGCCAAGGTCATGGACAGCGCAAGCGCCGAGGGCATCCGCGAGTACATTGCCGCACGGCGAGCGGCAGACCCGATGTTTGACATCGCCTACAGGAAGGCACACGATGAGCGGAAGCGACAGGATCAGGGCAGCCAAGGCAGCGATGGAGCCTGAACTGGCAGAGGCTGGCAGCGCCTGGGCAGAGGTGAACTGGCCCGTGTTTGCGTTTGACCCCTGCGGCACAGGGACGCGCAGCCTGTCCATGCAGATTGACCCAATTGCGGGAACGTCGGTCACAATCGTCATGGAGGGAGTGCCGGACCAGGCGCTTTCCGCTACCATCGCCCTAGTCGATCTGGAGCGTGCGCTACGGATCGCACGCGCAACGCTGGAGACACCCAATGCACCTGATCGCTGACATGTCATCCTTCCTTGGCTCCATCTGGTTCGCGCTGCTCTGCGGCGTGATCGGCTACTGCGCCGGGAACATCGTGCCAATCGGAAACCTGTTCAAGAAGAACTGACCAAGACCCCCCGGAAGCGACACGCGCCCACGCCTTGATGGTGTGGGCGCTGTCGTATCCGTATCCTCAATCCAATGAGCGATATCGTTCCAACGGAGGGTCAGGGCGGCGCTTCGCTGTTCAAGGATCCACACCACATCAGGCAGGATCTGCGCACGCTGACGGCGGCCTTGCGCGCCGGATGGGATGTACCGGAGGATGTCCGGCGCGACGCACGCGACATCGCCGCCAGCATCATGCGCAGCAGCCCAGTAGACCGCGACCGCATCGCCGCCGTGCGCCTGCTCGTGCAGATGCGCAAGGACGATGTCGAGGCACTGGCGCTGCTGGACAAGATCGGAAGGCTCGACAGCGGCGAGGCTACCGAGCGGATCGAACTGAAGCCCGTCACGTTTGAGCGCAGGGACTGATGCTTGAACTGCGCCTGCCAGCCCTCTACGGACGGCAGTACGAGGCGATACACGACCCGCGCCGGATCGTCGTGATTGAAGCCGCCACCAAGTGCGGCAAGACGGCTGGCTGCCTGATCTGGCTGCTGGGCAACGCGTGGAATGACACCAAGGGCAGCCATGCGTACTGGTGGGTGGCTCCGGTGTTCAGCCAGTCCAAGATCGCCTTCGACCGCATGAAGGCAGCCCTGCGGCAGGCGGATGAGGCCAAGCGCGTCTGGAAGTCGCACGATACGGAAATGTGGATCGAACTGGCTTCTGGCAGCCGGATCTGGTTCAAGAGCGGAGACGACCCCGACAACCTGTACGGCGAGGATGTCTACGGCGCTGTCCTGGACGAGGCGACCCGCATGAAGGAAGACGCATGGCACGCCGTGCGCTCGACCCTGACGGCGACACGCGGACCTGTGCGCATCATCGGCAACGTCCGGGGACGCAAGAACTGGGTCCATGCGATGGCGCAGCGCGCCTTGCAGAACCCGGCAGGCGATGTGGGCTACCACAGGCTGACGGCATGGGACGCTGTAGAGGGCGGCATCATCAAGCGCGAGGAAGTGCTGGCCGCACAGCGCGACCTGCCTGCCAGCGTGTTCAAGGAGTTGTATCTGGCCGAGCCGAGCGAGGACGGACTGAACCCGTTCGGCATCGACGCCATCGCACGATGCATCGGGCCGATGGGGACAGGCAAGCCAGCCGTCTGGGGCGTGGACCTCGCAAAGAGCCAAGACTGGACCGTAGCGGTCGGCCTGGACGCCAACGGCACAGTTGTGGCACTTGAGCGGTGGCAGGGCCAGTGGTCAGAAACGCGACAGCGGCTCGCGCAACTGGTCGGCGACACGCCAGCCCTGATCGACAGCACAGGCGTAGGCGACCCCATCGTGGAAGACCTCCAGCGCGAACTGCCGTGCGTCGAGGGCTTCAAGTTCACCAGCGGCAGCAAGCAGCAACTGATGGAAGGCTTGGCGGCGTGGATCCAGCAGGGACGGGTCAGGATCCCGGACGGCTGGCTGCGCAGCGAGTTGGAGGCGTTCGGCTACGAACACACGCGCACAGGCGTACGCTATGAAGCGCCACCTGGCCTGCACGATGACGGCGTGTGTGCCTTGGCGCTTGCAGTGCGTCACCTGTCGCTCGCGGCTACGCAGACCCTAGACATACGGATCATCTGACACATGGGCATCTTCGACTTCCTCCGCAAGCGACAGGACACCCCGCAGAGGTACATCGACGCAAGCCTTACGGTCATGGACAAGAACGGTCGCGCCAAGCAGCAGCCGTTCAACTACAGCAGCGCCGTACGGCTCTACACGTCGTGGGTGTACGCGGCGGCCACGCTCAACGCGCAGGCGGTCGCAGCCAACCCGCTGCGGCTCTACGTGCGCAGCAGGCCAGGACGCAAACTCTTTGCCACGCGCCCAGTGCCGCGCAGCCGCAAGGCGTACCTGTGCGGCGACGCACAGCACCAGCCGTCACACCGCGTCATGCGCAAGGCCATTGCAGGCGAGTTTGAGGAAGTCG